CTTCTTCCTGAAGGCTACTGCCCAAGTCTGTCGGCTGGTTCTTCATCTGCTCGAACAGTTCAGGATGTGCCGACCACCAAATCTTCCCCGGAAACCACTTATTCGCCGGATCGTCGGGGTCAAAATTGGGGTCGTTCTTTAAATCAGTGTGAGCTTTGAACGTTGGAATATCGGTGATAGTCCTGGCGTTGATTCTCTGGTTGTGTTGGGTGTCGATTTCATCGTTTGAATCCCTAGACTTATCGGGGACCGACTTTCCGATCAACCGGTTCGGGCGTCCGTCGATTCGGAAAAGAGAATAAAAATCAACCCGGTATGGATACTTCATCACCTGGACAAGCAGATCGTGTTCGTAAGAATAGGTTACGAGGTACTTATCACCCTCACCCGACTTACCATCCAGCCGTCCTTTCACAACCAGTTCGTACAATTCCAGTTCGTCCTTCGTGTTCGTGTGCCGTAATCCTTCAATCCAATTCTTTTGCTCGATATAGGAAGTTAAAGACCGACCGCTTCGAGATTTGGCAAGTAAGTCATTAACTGCCTTTTTGTAAAAAACATTATCGTCACGCTTTTTCCTCAATGTTTCCTTATGACAGTAATACCGCTTTCCATAAGCTCGGCAGGAATCGGCTTTAATATCCTGTGCAGTAGCCGGGACAGTCACAAAATCAATCAACTCTACGATGTCACTCCAATTTCCATAATACTTCTGTCGGTTGTAAGTAATGGGGATCTCAAGAGGATTATCTTCAGTGGCCTCCGTTTGAATCCTTACGAGTAATTCCGCATATTCGTCAGGTGAATATCCAGAATCCTCAAATGTCGGGAATTCATTTTGGAAATCTTTAACATTGGCAACCAGAAGAATGTCTTCTGCCTTTTCATATTCCTCAACCCATGTGGTTTGAATAATTCCCAGACCGTCTCGCGGGGACGTCCAGAACACACCTTCCAGAGCATCAACCGTATTCCAGACGTTCCTAGCGTTGTAGTTCATCGACTCTTCAACACGGGGTAGTTCGTCACGGAGTTCATCCATGTCCGTCTCTCCGTTCCAGATCAAATCAGATCCGATGATCGAACGTTTGAAAATCGACTTGTAAATCTCCATGTAGGTGCTACAGACAGGGACGTGAACGTTACTCGCGCCAGACCACGGGAAATCCGTTTCATAAACCACGTCTTCAACGAGATCGTTGTTTTCTTCCAGACGCTTATGCAAGTCCGCCGTGTCCTGAATCCAGTCTGCGATCTTTTCTTTCAGCCATTTCTTCAACCGACGTTCCTGAACGTCATTCAGGGTAATGAGTTCCCCCAGACTATTCCGATAACCGGCGGAGAGATTCTTCGGCAATGTCGGCTTTAATTTCGCACTCTGTATCTTCTCGTCCATTAGTTCATCCTCGCTGGAGCCACAACATCACTTCTCGGTTTGAGAAGTCCATAAACAATCGACACATATTTGTTTATGACCTTGGTTCTAAACTTTGAAAATTTGTCGTCATCCATCTGCCTAAACCTATAACTTGACTCCGTTTCTCTCGACGTATAAATTCGATCCGCATACTTACGAGCAATCTCTTCGGCATCTTTCTCCGACTTCACAAGAGGATGACTCTTTTTCACGATGACCGATTGATTAATCCATTCGGCCATCAAGCCATCCTTCTTGGTGCCAACGGGTGGTCGTAAACTTTCTTCTTTTTGTCGGCGTGTTCAGCGTGCCAGGCGTATCCCTTAGCTCCAGCCAATGTGTCAGAGTGGGCCACGATCTCGCCAGTATCCTTTTTCACAATTGCCCACTTACTTCCTGATTTACGAAATGTATATGGCACCCTATTTCCCCTTCAAATCCGCCAACGCCTTATCAGCCTGATTCGATTCAATTCCAGAAACCTTCGTATCCTCAATCTCAACCTCGTACATTTTCGGTCTATAATCACCGTATGCTTCGCGAACACCTTTAACCATTCCGCTGACTTTCAACGATACCGTTTGACCGACATTGATAGAACTTGCTTGATCTTTACTGATAGTTACAGTCGTTCGCGGTTTAGGCTGTTCCGGCATTACTGTCTCAACCATTTTCTTTTTCATCAGAAACTATCCTCCTCATCTTGCGTCATCCCCGCCATGTTCTCCTGGCTTTCGGGCTGGGCCCGCATGGCCTTGAACTCCCGGTCTGCCCTGTTCTCAGTCTCAATATCCATTTTCTCAATCTGAATTCGACCGTTATCCCCATCCCAAACCACTTTGGCATCCGCCCGGATTTTGATGGATGAACCGGATTCCAGACCGTCCAGTTCAGGGTACTCCCCCTTACTGAACTGTATTTCCTTTTCGTCCGAGACATCCAATAAACCCACAAATCCTCCTACGCTACGTGCAATTCAGGCGGTTCTTTCCCATTCCCCTTAACGACTGCGGCCCCAGGCACTCGGATAATCCCCTCCGTTGCCACCTTCCGTGCCCTCAACCGCTTAATCTCACTCAAAGCTATCTGTTTGATCTCGTCCACTTTCCCGCGCAATAGGGCTGTCCCATTGTCAAAATCGTCAGCCAGTCTCTTGAGTGGAATTGAAATGACCATGACTTCCATCTGATTGTCGTTATATCCAATCCCAAAACATTCTTTGTCGTACAATTCAGGCATGAATCCTCCCGTGTTTTCTTATCACGGTTTCACCTTTATGATAGCGCAACCATGAACAGGAACATTGTCAGCCGAAACGCCAGTGGCACCGCCACCAACGAGGCTTATCGTCAAATTGTTTCCAGACAGATCAGTCGTGCCAATCGTGGTCGGTTGCGCATTCGGAAAAATGGGATAATTGGAAATGTTGGGATCGACTTTGTACCACGTGTAGGCCGAGTTGATTGCACTATAAATGTCGCTCCAATTCGCTACGATTGTGCGGGCATTGCTATTGTCCCTGTTGAAAAATCCAATCGCCCATGATCCGTCAGAGAGAGGTTTTGCCCACACGTCAGTATTGGTTGCAGTATGACTAGACCTGATAGCCTGCCAGCAGAGGGAATCCTGGTCTATGTTTATCAGATCAGTGTTGGTGATGATGGCATAAGTTGGATCAGTCACTTGGAGTGTCCTTAAATCAGTATCCAACACCAAAGGCGCGGCCAGCATGCACCAGAAAGCGAAACTAGACCGTCCCTCAACGACTGTAAGTCCGAGTGGATTGATCACACCACTGAGGTAGTCGGGAACAACCAGCCAGTCTGGGTCAGGAAAATAACCTATTCCAGGGCCAGTCCACGAAGCTTGTATCCTGCTGTCATTTAGAGGATATGTCGTCGTGCTTGCCGTATCATAAAAGGCGAACATCGCCTCAATTCCAGTCCAAATCCCGATTCCACGACCTATGCCTGCAAGCGGGTCTCCACTGATAGCCACATCGGTGGGATCTGTTCCTGCCGAAGTGATTTCCGAAGCTAACGTTAAAGCATCATTGGAAACCTTATTCGCGATAGAATAAATCCCAGGCACGACACCGGTTCCGCTTATTATTCTGATCACATCCCCTGAGACATAGGTGTAAGTGGCGAAGCCGCCTACTTTAGTCAATATTTTTGTCGTGTGACTCCATGTAGCAGAAGTGATGCTCCATTTTGGATAGCTTGTATCCGTTGTGTGAGCCAAGTCAGTAGTAATTCTGGCTGAGCAAGCACCATATTTTCTCATCACATCCGAATATGGTGTACGTCCGGCACCAACGGCGGCATTGAACAAGATCGGCCTTCCGGTCGATTTCAAACCCAAAGCCATTTGAGAATAACTTTCAGTTAGAGAATCAATCCCCCAAGCATCATATCGTTGTAAATATCTAGAAGTTGCCCCCCAGGTATCATATTTGAGAAAATCTACTCCATAATCCGCAAAATCCTGTGCATCCTGAAATTCGCGTTCTTCGCTCCCTATAAAAACATAGTAATCATTTGTCGTCATTCCAGGATTCTCGGCTGACGTCATTGAATAATGGCCGTACTTTAAACCCAATCCATGAACATAATCGACCACATCTTTAATCCCGTCAGGAAAAAGGTGGTCAATGTTCGTAGCTTTTCCATAAATGTCCCTGTACGGTTTGTCGTAAGTAGACCACACAATCCCGTCGTTTATCACATAGTTGTATCCGTAATGATCCAATCCAAGATTTATTATTGCCAACGCCGTGTCTTTGACGATTTGAGCATTCGACGACCAAACGAATCTTCCAAAACTGGCCCAACCCATATACGGTTTTGTCAACAATCCGCCTGGTTTGAAAGCAGGTTCGATAGTTTTTGCCAAAGGTGGTCTTGAATAAGTTAGGTCAATTCCCTTGGGTGCTAAATAATTCTGAAGATATCCCCATGCCTGATAAATTTCCGAATTAGTCAACTCGCGATTGTAAAACAAGATGTACGAAACTCGAAAAATCCCTTGAGGATACATAGTTCCTAACTTTTGGATAGCAAAATGGCCTGCGTTGGTATACGGGTAGGCAATAAAATCATTCGTACAATACAAATCATTTACCTGAACGTAGGGATTGCCAACTTTTAAAACTATAAAAGTGTTCCAATAATGATAGGGAGGTCTGTCATTTATGATGGTTGTCGGAGCGTGAGTGTTTCTGCTGACTGGTTTGCCCAAGTAGGATTTTTGGTCGATTGTATTACTGTAATCCAATCCAAAATATCCTTTGTTTCCGTAGAGGTTTGTCCACGGAGCGCCGACCACGATCATAGTCCACGGCCCAACCCAAGGAATTTCCGAGAGGTCTGGGGTAGTTGCACCGGAACCAGTTAATGGATAAGTTGAGCTTATGTTCGTGAATGTCACTCCAGGAATTCCAGTCATGGTTGAATTAACAATCGTGGTGATTCCAGGAGTCGAGTTTTCAATCCTCCAATCAACCTGTCTCCAAACCTGAGCTATCCCAGCACCAACACCGGACTCGCCTGGCGTGTACGTGTAGTGAAATTGATTCGCGTTGTCCACCACGATTGGGAATTGTCCGCAATAGCTGGGTTTTTGGTAGATCCCCTGAATATTTAGGGTGCTACCAGTCACAAATCCGTGGGAAGTCCACGTACACGTAACTATGCTTACGCCATTTCCGTTGAAAAGTGCCCCACCGTTTGTTTTCCATATCCATTTTGCTTTATTCACCACAACTGTCGCGGTCGGGTTTAACACGGTGAAATCCCAATCTCCCTGTGGGTCGGTCGGCAATTGCGGCGGCGGCGGATTAAACAAAACAGATTTTGCCTTATCCAATCCACCCATTATCGCGGGAGCTTTTATCACGTTCCCGTCTATGTCTATGCCTGCATAACCATTTGGCTGGTCTTTTTGTGTCGTGTAAACTTTACCAGCTCCGGTAAAATTATAATCCGACTCGCCAAACAAAAACAATGACATGCCAACTACAATGGCGAGTATGAAAGAAGTTGCAACGATTATTTTTTTCACAGAAATCTCCTTTACCTAAATCTTTTTCCGTTCAAAAGTACATCCAGGTCAATTGCACCCCACGTTCCAGTCGTAAAATTCAACCTTAAATATTTAAAGTATGTGTCTCCAAAATCCCACATGACGGAGGAGGCCGTATATGGAGATCCTACGCTCAACGAACATTGACTTGAATCAATGTAGAGATCAGAAAAATTTACACCGTCGTTTCCGCCCTGCAATTTGAACGTGAAGGTTCCCGAAATGGGAATTGGAGTAATTGAGAAAATGTCCGTTGTTGAGGCCGCCGTAATATTCAGCCTGATATTTTTGACAGCGGCAGTCGAGGTCGTCGCCAGATAAAATATATTTGAGGAAAGGGCATCCGGTATGACATAGTACGTGGTCTTCGTAACCAATCCAGTCGGAAGAGTACCCAAAACATTTTCAATCAAAACCGGAAGGCCCAGGCAAAACGTATTTGTTGAGGTAACCGAGTCCTTATCCACATTAACATCGGTATTCAGTACATTAACGGCAATCTCCGTGTACGATGAGTAAACAACCTGCACAGTTAAACCATCTATTTCACCTTTATTGAGGTCATAATCCACGTTACGAGTCGCGGCATAACCACCACTCATAGAGGTGTTGTTAAAATTTATCGAACTGGCATTAATGCCACCGACAAATCCCAGTGTAAATAATAAAAATAAAATCCACTTTTTTGAGTTAATCTGTTTCATTGATTTTTCCTCCTCCTTCACTCTTCATATCCTTCATTTGGTGTCTCAATCTTCGCACGCAACGGTATCAAAGCCAGTACCGCATCCACGGCAACGAACGCATACCGTTTCTTACCATCCGGGGATTGAAACTTTTCAAAGCCCGAGAACTGCTCGAAAAACGCCCGCTTTCCAACCTCAATATCCTCGTCTTCAACCCCATTCCCGACCTTCAGAATGACTCCGGTGTAATGGGCCGCCCGATGAGTGTCAGGCCGAACCAGCCGGCCGCCCAGTAAATCATTCTTGGCCTCCTCCCACTCACACAGTATTCTGTCACCATTAACTTCCTTCACCGTTTCAATATTGAGCATTGGATAATCCATTACTTTCGTTCCTCCTTGGGAATCTCTTGAATAACTATCGTCGGTTTATCTATTGGATAATCAGCAGGGTCAGCAAATGCCAAAACCTCGTAATTCCCTTTTTCCAGCAGAGAACACAACATAGTCAATGATGGATAATTCAACCCTTCTAATCCGCGATCACGCATAAAAATGTTTACGGTGAACATCGCACCGCGACCCCATTTCATTTAAAAACCGCCATGCAAATCATCGTCGCCACAAGCGCGAGTTTGAAAATCAAGAATATGCCGATATTCCGCTTTGTCATCATCACCTGTACCCCGTTGCAGACCGGCGCCCTTTGGATTCTGGAAGAACGGAGGCAAATGATCTGATCTTTCTTAGTTTCGCCCGACCTGCATACGTTTCATCTAGAGCCATGTGTCGGAGGGCATACGCACCGATAGAGAACGTAATAACACAATCATCCCAACAACCTTTTTGCGCTTCAAACTTTCCGCTATCTTCATTCTGAATGAATGTCTCCATCTCGGATAGAGTTAGGGTACTGTTAATAAAAATCGTGTCATCTTCTAGTGCGGTCCGGGCAGAGGTGATAGCCAGATTGCGAGTGCGGTCATTGGTGGGGAACCCGTCTTTATGGACATTCTCGTTTGGCCATAACTCCCGCGTGTTTACCAGATGAGGATATTCCGCCTGCTTAATTGCCTCAACGGTGGCCTGTCCGTGATTGTTATTCTCTGGGAGGAGTGCGGCATTGTTGTAATAATAACCCAACGTACACAACTTACGTCCGTACTCTCCCGGATTGATCCTGAGTCTGAGTTGAGCACATTGTTCCCAACTTGACCGGTCATACACATCTGCGACAGACCAGTTACCGTTCGGGACACCCTCAGCGACATCAGCCACAATCACATATTGACGCCCTTCCCGGGGAGGCTTCCAGACCTTCAGAGGCCCATCAGAACTGTGGTCAATGTGTATTTCCTTCCCATCGTCAATCAAATCTCCAACGTATAAGGGTTGGGTATTTATCAGTAGAGCTTGTTTCTCCGCTATTTTCGCCAGTCTAAAAACATGCCGGCCTGAACTCAAAAATGCCTCACTCGCATCACTCGGATACTCCTGGGGCATCAACGACTTATCTGGCATTTCAGACCACTTGTTTCTGTAGAATAAAACTTGCCCGTCTTTCAGATTGTATTTATCTCTCAGTCGTTTATCTTCACTCCGTAAACTAAGGGGAATCCCTACGGTGGGTTCAACGTAATTTGTCGGATCGTCAAACCAGGAGAAAAAGTGCTGTTTCCATGGGCTTCCTGTTTGGGGATCTCCGGCTTCCTTCCACAATCGGTGGAACATCTCCCCGACCCCATTGGCCGTCGTTTCCATGACTTTGTAAGCGCCGGGAACACAAGCTTCTAAAACCGATGTCAAAACCTCTTGGTTCTCATAATGGGCCACTTCCGACAGGTGCAGGTGTGTAATATCATCCCCCCGGCCAAATGCCCGGGCCCCAGCCGTTCCAATCCAAAAACTTGAATTAGTTTTCGGGAATTTGAGCGACTTCTGACTGTCTTCGTCCAAATCGACCGTAAACTTCTGACGACCATCACCCATCGTTTGTAGATAGTATTTGATCCGCTCAAAATGTCGTTTGGTGGCCTCCATTTCGTGTGAGAGGATGACAGCCCGTGAATTAGGTATAAAAATGCAGGCATGCAACCATATCGCTTCGATCAGGGATGAAAAACCTTCCTTCCTGGCCTTCAGGATTAAATCGTTATGGGTTCGGTTGGCGTAGTATTTATTTTGTGGCGGGTTGAAAATGAACGGGACTTTATCCCGTTTTTTATCGACAATCCAGAGGAACGTCTCAATAAAATATTTCGGATCGCTTAACTTCGTGAAAATCTCTTTGTCAGTCATGCAACCCTCGTTCTTTTCGTTGGGTTTCGACAAACTCCGAGAAATTAATACTCCCCGAATGTTCAACCCGTTCCTGCGGCTTGCCAAACCCATAGGCTAGAATGAGAGTAACAGCTTGCATTGATACCTTCCCTTGTTTACACCGTGCCCATTTTTTCAGTATTTCAAAACCCTCGGTTGTCGCAAATTCACGACACCATTCTAGGTGTCCGCCCTTTGGACGACCCGGACCCCCTGGCTGACCCTTGACGAATGGTTTACCTCGTACTTTTTTAGCCATCCGTTTTCTCCACCTTTAAAAGGCAAAAAGTAAGCCCCCTTTGCCTTCCGTAAACGAAAAGGCTCAGGGGGCTAGATCGAGCTTCACTGTCCCCCAGTGGCTCTATACTATAAGTATAACCCCAGATTTGCTTTTTTGCCACTTTTTCTTACTTTACCGACGGGATAAATATTACGGACATAAGATTTATACATTTTGCTTGCCAAAATCATTCCGACTGTTTTTCTAAGAATTTCCAACTCCTTTCTAGTGATAAAAAACCAAGGTTTTAAAGATGGGATTCTATTGGACACATTTTATTCCCATTAAAATATCGTTGGCTCAAATTTATCCCCCATCCCATCCGCTCGGCCTCCCACTGTTCGTCAATACATTCCAGAGTTTCTTCATCATCTACTTCCACCCAGGGGACGTGAACGGAAACAACTTTCTTGTAGTTCGCAAGAACGTCGTCCCACTGGGTTCTTAAATTGTCGTACCCAAAACTCATTTAACTTCCCTACTAACCCTATTTCTTCTTTCTCGCTTCATTTTGTAGACCGGGAACGCCCTCCCACTTTTTCCACTTATGGCCGCCGAATAAAACCTGATGGGAGGAGATCCTTAGTTTCTTCCATGGGGATTCAAAGTTGTTTTGGCGCTTTTTCTTTTTCATTTTGGCAATAAACTTATTAGGAATTTCAACTCCTTGAGTGCGAAAAACTTACATCGGGAACACTCAATCTTCTTTGGATATTTCTCCGAATGTTCAGTTTCATTATGAGCCATCCATTTTTGGTATGGTGATTCTGCGCAATCATCAAATCCAGTCTTTTCATAAACAGGACAACCTAAACACGCAATTGGAAATACTTTGCATAGAGGACAATTACAATGTCCGTTGTCAACCCCAGTACCCGCAACAATTTTTTCCCATTTTCTAATCGAACCTTTTAATGCCTGCAACGTTTTTTTGTTCATTAAATCCCCTTTAATGCCGCGCATCTTGAACATTCATAATCCTCGGCAGGATTGCAATGACAAGGTGCCCGTTTCAGGGCGTTTTTTAACCTATCAATCTCCGCCTGCCTGGATTCCCAACCGTCGATGAAACCAACGGTTTTTCTATTTAAATCTATATAGGTTTCCCGCAGACCCCGTTTTTCTATCAGAGATTGAATCCAATCAGACCAACTTTCGTGTTTAATTATTTTCCTTGCCAACTCAATGTTCATCTTTTTCATCGGTTAACTCCTTGTGACTAAATTGACCATCCTGTAAAATTGCATCACTTACGGTATCCCTTGCGTGTTTCATGGTTTTTATTTTTTGTTGCATTCTAACCTCTTCAAAATCCGACGCCAAATACTCGACGGTACAACTTGGACGGAAATTACTTCATTTGTGGTTATTAAATTCTCCCGACGAAAACGAATCATCCGTATATCGTCTTTACCCACTGACATCCACGCCTGCCTTATCTCCTCCGGCTTAAACAGTGGTTTCTTTTTCATGTCGGGCCTCCAATTGTTTGATGACCCATTTTTTCGTCGGCACCTCTATCCCGCAATCAATTGCCAGTCGAGCGCATAACTCAATGGCTTTGTCTCGCTCGGTGGCCAGACAATTGACTAAATTTTTTAACTTTCGTTCTGTAACTTTTCCACTTTCGTTGTCCCACCTATAATAAAGACCATCTATTTTTTCTATTTCCTCCTCAACATTTATCATCGGCTTTCTCCTTCCCCTTTATTGAAACGGTTTTCCAATCATCTCCCCCGCATAACGGACATTTATCTAATTCGTTTTCTTTGCAGGTAAATCCGCAATCTTTACACTTTTGTTTTCTGATCTTTTTCATCGGGTTCGCCTCCTCATCCACCGGAGATAGACAAAAGAGCCGGTGAAAAAACCGACCAAATAACCAAGCAAAAGCAAAATCATGATTGAATCTCCTTTTTGAGTGACAACCGATCTGCTTTATTTTTCTCTTTATAGCAGTCCATGCAAAGCCCCTGAAGGTTAGCCCGCCCACAAAACAACTTCAAAAGCCAAGGGCCAAATTCCAGTAACGCATCAGGTTGTCGGCCAAGGGGAACAATATGGTCAATGCGGATAACTTCATGAGCCTGAGCGCAATCTTGGCAACGAAACCATCCAGGCCGACCTACTATTTTTAATGACTTCTTGATTTCGCCATAAGTGACAGACATCCGCCAAATGTTTCGAGCCATTGTCACCAACTTAGATATGTCGCTACGCCTAGTTTTTTTCACGTCTTCGTATTCCCCGTTTGATCGCCTAAAACGATGGCCTTTCGCTTACAGTGCGGACACTGAAAAACTTTGCCCATAACAAAAATTGGCTTCCCATCGTCGTCCTGTCCCTCAATCGTCCCCTGTGCAAAAAGTTCCGACTGCTGGCAGAATCGAATTCGACACAACCAAGGCAATTTCCTTTCTCTGGCCACAACATCCTCCGTGGGTCTCGACATTGAATCAGTTATCAGCATTTCGCCCATGAGTTCCTCCTCCCGTTACAATCTCTTCCTCTTTAAATTCCTTCTCCTCCACGGCGATAATCTCATGCCCTGGGAAATTGTCTGCGTGTATCCGCGCCTCCGATTCTGACAGGGGGCGGCCGTTGCCCTCGTCAATGCAGGTCTGGCAGAAACTTATTCGACGGGGGCGGGTCATGACCATCCCAATAATTTATATCCGTATTTTAGAATTCGGAGTTTCATCTCTTTTTTGGCGGCGGCGG